ACCAGTCAAGGATACGCCCAAGAGGCGTTCTTCTTCTGTGTTGTCTCGCCATACTTTCCTCAGATATTTGAAATCGGTTAGGGTTGACTGTAGGGTGCCCAAGATTGTAGCGAGGCGTACCTTGCGCTTCAGGGACTCCAGCGTATCGCTCTCACGCACGACCACCTCTGACAGATTGCAGAACTGATAGGGACGCAGGATGATCTCAGAGCAGGGATTCGTGCCCCACATGTGACCTGTCTCACGGCGTCCATTGCGGGCGACCTGTTTGTCCGCTGCATCACGGTTGAAGATGCCACGCTCACCCGACTTGCTGTCGTAGAGAGCCAGCCATTCCCGCATGAACGTACCCATCTCAGGCTTGCCCTTGTAGGCAACAGAGTTGTTGGCTAGGGCGCGTTGACCCTCGTTCTCCCACCACGCACCAGACTTGGCGTGTGCCATCTGGTCATCATTGAGGTTCGACAGGGAGATGAGAGCAGAGCGACGTACGCCCCCAACGACTACGATTTCACCAACCTTGCACATCAGGTCGTGACACTCGATGGGGAATAGACGACGGCCCTGTGCCTTCTTGAACAGTTCGACTGTGAAGTGGAACAGATCATCTAGGGGTCCGGGGCCGGATGCCCTGCCGCCCATCGTCCTAAGCCGCGCACCGGACGGACGGACAGCGGACAGGTCCCACTGAGGAATCTGCCCAGCGTAGAGCAGCGCAATCAGTTCGCGCAGAGACTTGGCCCACCCCGGCTTGGAGTCACCCACACGTATCACTGTGTCCGTCTCGTGCATAGCGTCACTGATCACGGGCAGCTTGTCTACATTCTCACGCTCCACAGAAAAGCCAACACCCGTGCCGCACATCAGGATGTACATGCACTCGTCAAATGAGCGGGGGCTGTCCACAGGGATGTAGCTGCAGTTGTATCCGCAGATGTTGTCCCTTGAGAGAGCAGAGCCTGCTGTCATCATGCCCCGCATAGACGGCATGATTTCCTGCCCGATCACGGCATCGTGAATGTCGAGAAGATCGTCACGGGGTATGTCGAAGCCGTGCTTGTCCTTGACGTGGTTTGCCATGAAGTTTGTATAGCGATACACAGTCTCGTCCCAGTTCTCACGACGCTCCTCGTCATCAAGCCAACGTGCATAGCGTGACTTGTGAATAAACTGTTGGTAGGTTGTTGGTAGCATGTTATTCATTGTTATTTTCCTTTGCTGCGATCAATTTGTTTAAGTAGAATTGCGCTTTCTTGAGGTCTTCGATTCCGTTTTTATAGCGGTATCTCCAGAGGTATTTGAGGATGTTCCCCTGTAGGTAGTGTTCGAAGCCGTCGCCTGTCGCCGCTGCGATTGCGTCAAGGCATTCGATACCTGCCTGATTGTAGTGTGGCGGGTGATTGACGTTATCATATTTCTTATCCTGCTGTTTCAAGTATGCCTCGTCGAGCAGCCTCTCTTCGTCATCAGCCCATGTAGCATTTGCCATACTCTGCAAACTTGCCATGCTCTCTTCTTCTGTTTTCATCTTCATGTACGCCTCGTGTCTCATCTGTCGTCGCCGCTACCACTGATCTTACCGGTAGCTTTACGAGACTTTAGCTTGTAGATGTTCATCTCCGCAATTTGCTGCAAAGAAAAACCCAGATCATCTGCGAGGGCAGCGCAATACCAAAGAACGTCACCGATCTCTTTTGCTATCTCCCCCTTGAACCGCGAATCGTCACGCCCGTCGCGGTAGACCTTCTTAACCTTGTCTGCCACCTCGCCTGCCTCACCGGCTAGGCCCAGAGTAGGATAGGTGATCTTCATGTTTTCTGGGTAGATGGCAAACTCACGAGCCTGCATCTGATAGTTGTTGAGGGTCCAGTTCTCTTTGATCATTGCGTCTTACCAAAATCTATCTTGACTATGTTCGTACCGTCTTCGTGCTTTACGGTGGGGCCGTTGTCGTTGTCCACCTCGTCAAGCATCTTCTCCTTGACGTTCTCGAAGGCCAGACGCGCCAAGCCTGCTTCCATAACTCTGTCGAAGTCAGACTCTAGGAGTTCCATTATGCCGTTCGTGACAATCGTACCGGCCTCATAGAACTCTTCGTCTTCGTCTGTGGTCGTATCGTACGCAGACACTTGGAAGCTTTCCTCGTCGATCTTACGCAGAATGATGTACCACCTGTTAGGCATAAGCGATGCCTTCTCGAATTCACTCTCATCAATCGTTGTCATCTTTTAGCCACTCCTCTGGGATCGAACCCTCTGCCCACTTGAATCCATTCTTGTCAGCCCACGCACCGTACGTGGTCTTGCTTCCCTTGTAAATCTTATTCCGTGCATTCAGGAAAACAATGCGAATGTCCAAGTCAGGATGTTGCTCCTTGATCAGAAGCATCTTAACACGGTCACCCTTGTCGAAGTACCCCTTCGCTTCGATGATTATGTTCTGCTTGGTAAGATGAAAGTCGGGAGTATACGTGCGAGGCTTGGGTATGTACGTAAGTCGCAGGCTCTCATATTCGTACAAAATTTTTTTGCTGCTGAGTTTTTTCGCTATGCCTAACTCAAAGTTAGACCGGAACCCTGCCTTGCGATTGCCGCGCTTCATATCTGCATTCCTATCGACCCCATTCTTTGTATCACGTACCCTGCCACTCTTGGGGAAAGTTTTTCGATTATGGATAGTTCGTTTGTCAAACGATTCAGTGGGACGCATACATTAGCTCCAGAGTGTGCTACTCTTCCTATCTTTTGCAATTCAGATTCGAGTGTGGTGATGTCACGCTTTTCGGTAGCCGAAGACAGCGTACCCAACTCGCTGTAGTTGTCGCGCAGTGTGAGGGGAAGACCTCGCTCGTTCATACGCAGACGAACAAGCTTACGCTCCCCACCACTACCGCCGTGAGACTCAACATAGACGTGATGCAGTTCCTTGTTCATCTCCATCAGTTCTATCTCGTAGTCTCTCACGAACAGGTAGGGCATCCTACACCTCCCTTGTCTTCAGCTTCGTATACCACACTTGTGGCGGCGACTTTGCTTGTGATGTCACACGAGGGTGCAGTTCAGCTTTCGGCCAGCAGTGACTGCGAAAGCCACACAGATTGCACACCCTCGCCAAGACCTTGTTGCCTGTACGCAGGGTTTCACCCTTGCGGCGGTACGTCTCGAACTCGTCGGGGTAGGGCTTGAATTCTTTAACGTCAGGGTCTGTCAAGAATTTGACACGTTCCTCAGCATCCGCCAAGTATTTGGCAAGGTCTTCGTCCTGCCACTCTGGTGCCTCGACCATAGCCACTTCGCCACTTGACTTGTTGACTACAATCCAGCCACCGAAGGGCATACCCGTCGCCGCAGAGTACAGGAAGCCCTGCATGACGTAGCCAAAGGGATCGTCCTCCTTGAGGCCATCGTAGCCGCCGAAGCCAGTGAACTTGTTCTTGAAGGCCCAGTCACTTGCGGACTTGATGTCCCACACCTTCTCTGTGCCGGTCTCGTCACGTATGATTACGTCGAGTGTGCCCCTGATTGTATGGTCGCCCAGTGTGAGTTCGACCTGCCGCTGTGCATCGACGATGTCTACGCCGGACTCCCGCATGACAAGCATGAGTATAGCCTCTGTGAGGTCACCGAAGATAAACCGAAACAGTGTATTGTACTGCATCGACTCGCGCATGCCCTTCTTCTCTAGGACTTGCTGGCAGAGGGGACGACCCAAGCCGGACATACGAATGCGATACTCACCGCGCTTCTCAGTGAGTTGCCTGTTTACTGAGTGTCTAGTCTCTTCTACAAACGCAGAAAGACCTGCGGGGGAAACGCTAGTCTCCCCCCGCAAAGCCTTAGACATGTAGTCCTGAATGTTAAGCAGCGTCAGCATCTTTGAAATCCGCAGCCAGATCGATATCGCTATCGTCTGACATCAGCTTAGATGCTTCCCTGTGTCCATTCATTACGTTTTCGTTGTGACCCTTAACGGTTTCCGCGAAAGTTCCCAACAGTTCCTTATCGTCGTCCGTGATAGCTACAGTGCTATCGAACGTAGGCATCGGTGTCCAATAGGTCACGCTGCCCTTCTTCTGACGGTTCGTACGCAGCAAGATGCTGGTCTGCGCCATCAGTTTGTTTTGCTTCGTCAGACCCTGAATGAAGTCTGAGATAGGCTTGAACCCTGACCGCTTGAAGTAAGCAATCACCGGCTCGTCTGTTACCTCGACAGGCGTACCATCCGCAGAGTGGAACGTGCCACTGATGCGTCCGTAGATCACCTGATTACATACGACGGCACGAGAAGTTAGGTATCGCACGTCATCCTTGTCGAGTGCATCCTCCTCGTCACGAGTGAGACGACCACACTTGTTGCCACCCTGCGTGTCGGGGAAGCCACCACCGAACGAAGTCTTCTGAACTGACTTGCACGAGAAGCCGCCCTTACCCTCGTTGGCCTCTGCATCCCACATTGAATACTCGTAGGTACGCAGCAACGCTCGAAGCTTGACTTCTTTGGCGAAGATGTACTGACCGTTAAGAAACATCTTCCAGTCGCCCCGTGTGAGGTTGTGACCGTCGTCCGTCTCCTGATCGTAGTTGATGTTCAAACGAGGAAGCCCGACCTTCTCAGTGGCACCGCCACCCTGTCCAGTAAGCTTCATCATCTCCTCGACGTTATCGCTCGACATTGCTGCCACGAGATTGTCTAGGTCGTTGTCCATTTCCATGAGTTCTGTCCCTAACATGATCCGTTGATCTCCTTTACGTAATAGGGTTGGTAGATAGATATTACTATTCGACGACGTGTAAGTCAAGCCAGTTATCGCCCATTTTTATCTCAATCTCGACGGGCATGTCATACTCGACACCATAGCGTCGTATCGTCTCTTCAGGCAGGGAGAGCATAGCCTCTCGCATCAGCTTGACGCAAATGTCTTTTTCGTCTGGGTGACAGTCAATCACAATAGAGTCGTGGACTGTGTTGCATATCACAGACTGTAGTTTGTTTTCTATGAACAGACTGTCGAGGCGAACGAGGGCAGCGGGCAGCAGGTCGGCGGTTGCGAATCCCTGCACAGGATAGTTGCATATGTTTGTCCTGTGTGTTGCCGTACCGTACTTTGTCCACCGCGCATCAGGGAAAGCGTACTGCCTACCAGAGGGAAGCGTCACTACGCGCTTCTCGACGGCCTCTCGCTGCAAGTCTTCATGCCAGAGGGATACACCCCCATACTTCTCCTTGAAGGCTCTGTAGTAGCGTTGCTGGGCCTCTGTGCCCGTAGTGCCACCATAGAGAGGCTTGAAGGTGTGAGCCTTCGCTTCTTGGCGTGAGCAGCCTATGACACCAGCGGTGTAGCTGTGTACGTCGGTGCCGATACGCACGTCATCATACGCCTGCTGATCATTGGCTAGAAATCCTGCCACTCTGAATTCAAGTTGCGAGTAGTCGCCCTCAATGATCTTGCCGTCCTCGAAGCGACTCTCGACAACCTTGCGTATCTCGAAGGTATTACCACGTGGCATATTTTGAAAGTTCGGGTTACGAGACGAAAGGCGACCCGTCGCCGTAACACACTGCATAAATTCCGGATGTACGATTCCGTAGTCATCGACATTGTTTTTCATCCCCTCTACAAAGGTTCCCAAATACATACGCAGAGCATTGTAGCGCACATACGACGATGCGAACTCACGGGCCGGACCCGACAGTTCGAGTTCACGTTCAGCCAGTGTGTCCTTGTCCGTCTTGAATCCAGCAGATGCCACGTCACGCACGTTGCGGGGTACGATCTTGAAGCCTGCCACCTCACTCGTCGGACGATAGACCACACCCTTGCCGTCACACGTCTTACAGATACGCAATGCCTTGCTTGGTGTGCCATCCTTGCGTACAGGCCGGACTTTGCCAAACCCGACACAGGTGCGGCACTGCTCACCAATTGTCTTATATACGACATCTGTGTTGTTGCGTACAGCGAGGCGGAAGTCTTTGCCTGACATGCGT